CCCATCTTCAGACCCATCTGAAGCATCTTTTACTTGAGTATAAATTTGACCATAGGCAATCTTTTCATCGTTATCGTTTTCACCATAGAAATAAATAAGTCCTGTCGCATCGTTGTCAGCAGGACTTCCTGAGTTTCTAAATAGTTCTAATACTGGGCCAGCAGATGAATCAGCATCTGTACTTATTAAAGTCAACTGATTTGTGTTATCTGACGTAGTGATTGTCAGACCACCATCAGGAATGGCTACGTCTTTGTTTTCATCAACAGAAATGATGGGAGTAGTGCCTACCGTAGAACCTAATCCAATAATCAGATCATCAGCAGAATCATCTAACCCAATATAAAAATCCTGTGCGTTTCCATCGAAAACTATCTTGGTATCTTCTGCTCCAGCATCACCTATCGTAAAAGTAGGTGTAGTGCCTTTCAAAGTCATAGCACTATTAGTCAGTGTCAAAACCTCAGTACCAGCTATATCCATCCTGATAGTATCTTCATCACTAGACTCTTCAACTTGGATCTTCGTGTCGCTGTCAGCATCTGCAATATTAGTTACACTTGCTCCAGTGACAGAAAAATCTAGTGTGTTATCTCCATCCTGATAAGTTACTGTAATACCGCTTTCTGAATTTGAAGTGACCATAGCTCCCACAGTATCGGCTATGTACTCATTAAGAGCTGTACCGTCTACTGTAATCGCGTCTGCCTCCAAAGTTCCATCAATGTCAGCATCACCTGATATATCTAAACTGGCTCCATCCACTTCACCAGTAACAGTTATAGAGTCTACAAAAGCATCCTTCCACCTTACTGAAGTAGAACCTAAATCTACATCACTATCTGTCTGAGGGCCAAATATTCCATCAGCTACATAGACTTGTTCAGCATTAGATGCATAGAAGTGAATCTCATCAGCAGTTTCAAAGTCTATCTTAGTCTGATCATCTTCACCAATCTTAATATCTGTAGCAAGTAATGAAGTAATACCTGTCTGTGCTGCATCTACTGCAAGGTCAACTGTATTATCTCCATCCTGATAGGTTACTGTAATACCACTTTCAGTATTACTAGAGAACATAGCTCCTGCTGTATCTGCTATATACTCTGCTAAAGTTGTTCCATCTACTGTAATAGCATCAGCTTCTAAGGTTCCATCAATGTCGGCATTACCAGAAATATCCAGTGTCGCTGCATCTAGCTCACCAGAAATTGTAATATTCGTGCCACCTGTCATAGCACCGTCCATTGCGACAGCACCATTAATATCAATCGTAGTAGCAGTAAGTTCTATTTCAGTATCTGATACTAGGTCTAGAACTCCATCTGCTGATTGATGAATATAAGTTCCACTATCTCCAAACTGTAATTGATCTGTACTGGATAATAATAGTCCAGTATCTGCAACGTGCGTAAGAGATACATCTTGGTCATCTCCAAAGTTTATAACTGCTCCGTCAGCTAAAAAGAGATCACTGAATTCTAAAGAACTTGTTCCTAGTGCAGCACCATCAGATGCATCAGGTACAAAGGCTGTATTAGCTGTGATAGTTGTACCAACAATCGTAGTAGCTGAATTAGCACCGATAGTTGCTCCATCTACTGTACCACCGTTAATGTCAGCAGTATCCGCTACTAAAGCATCTGTAGTTACAGTACCATCAAAATAAGCATCCTTAAACTCTAAAGAACTTGTACCTAAATCTATTTCATTATCTGTAGAAGGAGATAATGCTCCATCACCTATTGTTAATCTATTTGATCCTCCTGTAGCTATTGTGATGACATCAGAGCCACTAAAGGTTATAGAAGTATTAGTATCCCCATCACCTGCAATACTGTCTAGCTGTACAGCACCTACGTTACTTAGTGCAGCATCTCCAAAGTCTACTGCACCTGCTACGGTTAATGTTCCTGAAACTTCTACGTTAGCATTAATATCGACTAACGTAGCATTTAATTCTATTTCATCTGTTGCGTTAATATCAAGAACTGTAGCACTAGGAGCATTGATGTACTGAGAAGCATCATTAAACTGTAGAGCCATTGTGCTATTAAGAAGTAGTCCTGTATCAGCTACATGGGTAAGAGTTACGTCCTGATCATCTCCAAAGTTTACGACTGCTCCATCTGCTAGGAATAGATCACTAAACTCTAATGAAGATGTACCTAGAGCAGCTCCATCTGAAGCATCAGGGACAAAAGCTGTAGTAGCTGTAATCGTAGTTCCTTCTATAGTACTAGAACCTGTAATAGCTCCACTAGCTGCTATAGTAGTAAAAGACCCTGCTGCTGCACTAGATCCACCAATTATAGCACCATCTATTGTACCACCATTAATATCTGCTGTATCTGCTACAAGTGCATCTGTAGTTACTGTACCGTCAAAATATGCATCTTTAAATTCTAATGAGCTTGTACCTAGATCAATATCATTATCTGTTACAGGTACAATAGCTCCATCTTGTACTCTTATTTGCTCTACTGCGCTACTAGAAACTTCTACAAAGAAACCTACTCTATTATTTGTACCATCTACTACAACTTTATTTAAAAAGTCTAAGTCACCAATAGTATGTACGTTACCACCATGTCCAGCAGTACCATCGTGCCTGTGTCCTGTACTTGATGCACTAGAAGAAGAATAAGTAAACGCATTTTCAAGTTGGTTGTATTCGTCATTAAACAACGCTGCGGTAATAGTATCTCCATCTACAAACGTACTTTGTCTAGTATAGCTTTGAGCCATTTATTATCTCCTTCCTGCTGGTCTATAGTCTGCGTATATACCATTAATTGCATATGGTGCATTTTGATCAATGCTATAAATTCTAAAATTACAAGTATCTCCACTACCTTGTACTGCTTGTCGCACTAGTGGATCATTTGAAGCTCCAAATGCAACCGCATTAAATTTAGAAGAACCAAACATAGCTGGCTCTTGAATCTGATCTAACGTATAATTAGGTGGTTGCGGTATAGTAGTATCACCATAATTATATCTAAGTCTTAATGTAGGCTGGCACTGACCTTCTGGTGTAAAAGAAATTTTAGTGTAGTTAATTGTTTTGCGTGTTCCTGCATCACCAAAATCTAAAAATGGAGTTTCGTATCTTGCACTAATATCTGTTGCAGTACCTGCTGGATTAAAAGAATTACCTGTATCATGATTATAAACATAGCCATCTTTATCTCCATGAAAAGTTTTTTCTAAACCATCTTTATCTAATCCAGATGTAAAAGCATGTGCTTGTATTCCTTCAGTCTCTGACCACTCAAATCCATTAGGTGTGATAGTGCCTATAACTCCTTTCGATGATGATGTTGATGCATCAGCTTTAGAATAAAATAAACGATACTGAGATTTACTTCTTAATACAGCACTACTTATTACAAAGTCATTTATCTCTGCTGCTATATTTCCAATAATAGATTGTATAGCTCTACTAACAGAACCAAGCTCAACGTCACCAATCCTTGTTGTACCAGCAATAGTTCTTAATCCATCAGGACTTAAAAATACCAAGTCACCTGCAATTTCCTGAATAGATGCTCCATCCATACAACCTACATTCTTTGTAATAGGTACAATAGATATTGTAGATGAATTATTTATATTTTGCAACTTATATATTGAATTTGTACAAAATATAATTAAATCATCACGGAAACTTCTAATACCTACTACTTTATCATCTAATACTATACTACCAGATCCAGTACTTGTAAAGTCATCTATATCATTTGTTCCACTATAATAAATTGTATTAGGTGCTGTAGCTGCTCCTGCAACTACTAAATGTTTATCATGTATTACACAATACTTAGGATATACTGTGCCACTTACTGTTATTTCTTTTGCAAAAAAAGTTCTGGTATTTATGTTAGCTCCTGTACCTGTCATTTTAAAATACATAGGCTTGACACCTGAACCTTCGTCTGTTATGATTACTTCACCATAATCAGTGTTACCTTCAAAAACTGCAAAGTTTGCTTGGCCTTGAGATGTTCTAGCTGCTGCTGATCGTCCAGTAAATGTACTGTAGTTATCTCCTGCTGCATCTACACTAGCTCTATTTATCTGTAACCAGCTTGTGCCGTCTTGACTAAAGTATACATTAGTACCTGAAGCGCATATAACACCATCTGCATACACTTGCAAACCTAATATAGAATTAGAACTATTAGGTCTAGCAGCAGAGCCTCCACCAAAAGGAGTATATCCATTAATACGTCTGTATCCACCGTCAGGGTCTACTTCAAAGTTAGATAGTGCTACTGCAAATCCGGGCTGTCCTAATAATTCTAATTGATTTAGATTTGTATTAAGACCACCTTTACATGATATACCAAACGGTTGAGACACTATACAAACCTCATACGATCATCTTTAATAGTAGTAGGTGTAGGCTCCATTAAATTAAGTTTCATTAAACGTAATCCTCTTTTATAATCTTCTAA